ATCCTGTCGCTTTAACAACTCTCATGTCAATAAGACCTTTGTCATTTAACATTTGAACTGTCTCCATTTCAGGATCGTCTCTGGCTACCAAATAAGTATGGTCGAACATGTGCTTCAACCATTCTTTAAGTGGCTTCAAGCCACCAAAGTCTACTGCCCAGTTGCGTTCATCTAAATGATCACAACCAAAAGTAAACTCAAATTGTAGAGAATAGCCATGTATTAAGTTACAGTGACTATCTGCTCTCCATTGTCTAAATGCACAACTATGACCCGTTGCGTGGGTATATGTTTTACCTGAGTAAAATCTTTTTGTCATCACATTACCTCTATGTGTACATTCTATTATACACTCTATTTAGGTAATGTCAATACATTTTTTACCGTTTTATGGTTACTTGTTAGCCTTTTCCATAATAGCGGTTGCTTTATCTACATCTGCTTGATTTACTATGCCTTCACGTATTAACTTATCTCTATTGACCATATGTTTTGCTTGTACTTCTTCTTTACTACCACCAAAATATGCTACTGCATTTCCTGTTTCAATAAGTACATCAGTTGCTGGACGCCATGCATCTTTGTCTGCATCATACACATCAAAGTCGCCTAGTATTCTACCAAACTTACCTTTCATGTCTTCACCGTCTTTGCTTACTTGTGTTTTTAATATTGGACTTTTACCTAATAGGCTTTTTAATTTTTGTTTGGCCGCTAATCCAAATAACTTTTCTACCTTGTCTGATGTTCTGCTTTCAGGCGTATCAATACCCATCATTCTAACTCTTTCGTCTTTGAGCCAAACACCGAATCCTAAGTCGATGTCTACGTCAACCGTATCGCCGTCCACTACTTTCACGACATTACATTTATACTCATACATACTGTTACTCCTAATTGTGTGTATTATAACAGTATATATTTATCTAATCAGTTCTGTATAAAAATGTATGATTTTCGACAATAATTGTTACTGGATATACCGTACTCCAACTAGGTGTTGATATATTATGATTGTAATAATGTGTTGCGCCTTTTGTGGGATCACGATACCACATGTTACGTTCCATAAGTTTAATAGCAACCTGTACAGATGTTACCCAATCTCTCATATTAGGTTCAATGACTTTACCTCTTCTAGGTTCTGCTTTATAATATAATTGAGGGTCATCTTTAAGTCCATCACAGTACCATGCAAACTGGCACATGTCTCTAATCACTTTGCCGTTCCATAGTTTTGCTTCGTAAACAACACCACATACGGTGTTAGGGTACTTAGGATGTTCTACTCTATTAAGTACAACATTACCTACTGCTTGTTTGCCTTTTAAACTTTCACCACGTGCTTCGTAGTAAATATTCTGAGCTATACAGTATGTCTCATCTAATACATCATCAGGCACTGGTCCTGTTGACATTAGCATTGTCATTAGCAATGCTTTTGCTGTAATAACACTTGATTCAATCATATGATCTCCTAAAAGTTATATGTATATTATAACATTTCTAGTGTTTATGTCAAGTGTCTATTTTGCTAATGTGATGCTAGTGGTTGCTTCTACGAATTTATCTGCAATGGCTTCTGCTGTTTGTCCAAATGTAACTACTGTACTTTTATTTATGCTAATTTTTTCTGGCATTGAGCTCATCATCCAAGGTACTAATCCTAGACCACCTTGAGGGTTTGCCGCCACAATACTTGCTTTGGATACAATAAGTTCATTATCAGTCTCTTCCTGAAATTGTGCTATGACTTCTTCGCCAGTAAGCAATTTCAGTGAAATTATATCGTTTTTCTTTATAGGTTTATCTAATAACATGTGTTTTATCTCTGGTTTTTGTGTATTAATAACTGTATTTAACATTAAGTGAGTTGTTTAATAGGTGATTACTGGCACTTAAATATTATCTGAATTTACTAATTTTGGTAAATTCAATGGAGGTTGATATGGAAATTCTTAAAAGTGTTGGCGGATGGGCCAAACAACTTACAGAAGTTGGTATCAGTGTTATTGCTCTTGGAGTAGTACTTGAAGTATTATTTGGCGGAGCAGTTCCTTTCCTAGGAGATTTTCAAGTTGTAACAAACATCATGACTATCTTGAATGGATTGAGTAACGAAGGCTTACTAGGATTAGTAGGTGTTTGGATACTATACCACGTCTTTAACAAGAAATAACATACATTTAGACTAGATTAGGGCGGTTATCCGCCCTTTTCTTTGAAAAAATACTCGTTTTAGAGTACATTTAGGTTTTTTTGTTAAATAAAAGTGTTGGGCAGAATAGATTTCAGTCTAACAGTAATTAAACATCGCCTCCCTCTTAGGAAAGGCTAGATAGAGCAGGAGTACTGCAAAATGACTGTTCAACATTTTTGCTAGGTGGCCACCAAGCATTTTAAGGAATGTAGTATGACTGATTCCTTATATGATTTATAATCTTATAGTCTTCAACTCTAAGATCGTTTGTAAACCAATCTCTATTAGTTTCAGACACACTATAAGTCTGATTGATATCTGGAAATTGTTTTCTGCTTCTTTTTAAGAAAGGATCTTCTGGTAAATTCACACCTCGTTCTTGCATTATCCTACTTAATGAATTTAATTCAAAAACATTTTTAACTTTTACTTCATGTTTTTTGTATGTTGATAAATTACCTAACCAGAATGTTAGAGGAGATAATAAAAGATTAAGTGGGGTGGTTCCAAATTCATGCTCAACTTTATCTGCTTTACCTTCTCTAAGAGCCGTGATAAAATGATTAGGAGTAGGAAAGTCTCTAAAAATATTTTTTTCTCCCTTGCCTAAATCCTGATAGCCTCCTCCCTGAAATAATATGTTTACACCTTTATTAATTTGCTTACGTTTATTGTTAGTTGCTCTTTCCCAAAAACCACTACAAAATCTTTCCAATGGATCGCGAATACTAAACACACAGAATGTATCTATATTAGTTAAAGTGATTGCGTGGCTAGGTGCTACAACAAATGGCACAGGAGTTTGAGCCAACATAAAGGCATTTCTTAATGATGTTCCTCCTGTTTTTGGTATGTGTAAATATATCATTATCCATTATTTACCGGAACCTCTAACCATTCACAAATATAATTAAACAGTTCCACTCTGTTTTGTATACCTCTACTACTGTGCCAATGCACAATATGAGCATCATTAATATCTATACCATTCCAATGATTGCCTCTATCAATATTAGTATCTAAATTTGGTATCATATGTCCCTGATAAGCCATTTTAGGATTTATTACGTCCTCATATTTAATGTCTTGTCCCCATAACATATCGTTATAGATGTCTTGCTCGTCTGACCAAACTTTTAAACTATCTATTTTTTCCATAGTATAGTCCATCCATTTTTTATCCATTGTAGATGGATAGTATCTTACGTCACAATTAAAATTATTTGGATATTTAGTTGTATGTTTTGGATCACTATGGTTAAACATTGTGAAATTATCGTACTTACCAAAAATTTCAGTAGGCTGAATCATTGTAGTATCTAAACCTGTAAATAAAATATTACAGGGTTCCTTGTTCCATAAATCATATATCTTTCTGAAGTTTTGTTGGAATACTTCAAACACATGATTTACATCTTCTTCCAATAAAACATATTCCCAATCTCCTTCTAAAAAATGTTTAAAAGTTGAATAGGATAAATTTTGTAACTCCTGATACATTGGGTAAGTATCTGGTTCGTGTATAGGTATCTGTTGTGTAGGATCGTAATCTTCTTTACTTACCTTACAGAGAGTTTGAACAAAATAGTTCTTCATAGTATTCTGTTTTCATATTGTGATAAAAACTCGTCTGCTATTTTCTTAATCCATGCAATTTGTTCTGGTGTTATTACAGCACTTGCTCCATGAAAGAAAGTATTTGTTAATGTAAATGTTGCATTAGGATAATTATCTTTTGCGTCTTGAGGATCCATTAAATGACTGTATGCTGGTTGTAACATAATGTTACCAGCAAAATAAGGTCTAGTTTGAATTTTATTATCTTCTAAATAGTCTACATATTGTGTTCTAGTGAACGGTGCATTTTTCCTTATTGTTAATGGGAAAGCAAACCAACTAGGATCTGAATGTTCCCTTGGTCTAGGTAATATAAAATATTTTTCATATTTTTCATATATTTCAAATAGTAAACCATAATTCCTTCTTCTTAAGGAATGAATTTCATCTAGTTTTTTAAGTTGCTCAAGACCCATTGCACTCTGAATATCTATAGGTTTTAAATTGTAACCTATTTCATCATAAACAAATTTATGATCAAATGTTTGGCCAGGCATTGTAGGTATCCAATCACTAAAACGTTTTTTACATGTTCCATTTTTTAGTTTATTTGCTTCTGGTCCTACGCAATAACAACCTCTACCCCATTCCCTAAAACTTCTAGTAATTACTTCTTGCTCATTTGTGTTACATGCAACAAAGCCACCTTCTCCCATAGTCATATGATGTGCAGGATAAAAACTACAACTAGCCATTTCACCAAAACTGCCTAACGGCTTTCCTCTATATGTTGTACCTAATGCATCACAACAATCTTCTAGTAATACTAAGTTATACTTCTCAACTAATTCCATAAGTTGATCCATGTTAGGCGGGTTACCTAATACATGAGCAAATGTAATTACTTTGATGTCAGGATCTTTTGCTAATATCTCTTCGCATTGATCTAAATCTAAGTTAAGTGTATCTAATTCTATGTCTACAAATACAGGTTCAAATCCTACTTGCAATGTAGGATTTAGTGTTGTAGGAAAGCCTGCAATAGGCATTAATACTTTAGTACCTTTAGGAAAATTGTGTCCTCGTTTACTTGTAAGTGATGCCATCATTAATAAATTAGCACTACTACCTGAGTTAGTTAGTACACCGTGTTTTTTGCCATAATATTTTGGAAACTTACGTTCAAACTTTAAACTCTTATCTCCCATTACTAGCCAACCGTCCAGTAATGTTTCTGCGGCACTCACATACTCATCACTACTAAACAAAGGACCAGCATAATTGACAAAATCCTTACCAGGCTCCCAGGTTTTATTTGCTTGTTTTTCTTCTATGTATTCTTTTATAGACTCAAGAATATTATTTAGTTTGTTGTCCATATTAATATTTATATGCCGTTTTATTCGTACTCTACAGGTTCTGATCTGTTAGTTTTTAATTCACAACTATCAAATTTACCTACAGTTTCGTGAACTAATGACTCTAGAGTATCTGTAAATTTAAAATTAAATGTTTGTTCAAATTTTGTTGTGGTTACACCAAAGTTATAGTTCTTTTTTTCTAACTTTTCGTTTGTAATAACTTCTGGTGTATCTTTGTTTATAACTTTTACTTTGGCTACTCTGCCTACCACTTCAGCAATTTCTCCTGATGTGCTAGTAAAACTTGCTACATTAAATATACCTCTATTGTTATCTTCTGATTCAATAATGGTCTCGAATGCTTTCATTAAATCATTAATGCCTAAAATACTTCTTTTTGTATCTGCATTAAACAAATGTATCTCACCTTTTGTTTTTGCTGTGTTTGTCATAGCATTAATCATGACATCAGTTCTTATATGTGGTGCAGGACCATTTACTGTGCCAAATCTTAGTCCATAATATTCTGTATCACTTAACTTTGCTAATTGATCAATATGAAGTTTTGCCATGTCATAAAAATTAATAGGAGAAAAGTCTAAATATTCTTCGTCTATTTCTTCTTCTGTTGTATTTCCATATACACTTGAACTACTGGCATATATAAATTTTGTTCCATTCAATTTAGATAATAAGTTTGCAAAGTTTCTTACATTGTTATTCCAACTACCAAATTTGTCATCACACATTTTTACACTACTGTGGCCTGCTAATAAAATTACAGTATCAAATGTTTTAATATATCTGTCTGTGACATCATTATAATCAAAAAATTCAAAATCTATATCTGTAGGATTACCAAACCAATTAAGATCTACATTGGTTATTTTGTATTTGTCTTTGTAAACTTTATTAAATTTAGAGCCGACGTATCCTACGCCACCTAATAGCAAGATGTTTTTCATGCAACTATTTACCAGTTGCTATTGCTTGATTGTATAATTGTTGGCTGGCTAAGTTTTTTGCTTTTGCTTCACATTGTATATCAAAATTGTCCCAAAAGCTCAAGGCCCACTCATTTGCATTTGCATTAGGGTAGAAGTCTGAGTGAGCCCTTAGTTTTTGTTTTTTACCACCTGTTTCTAAAAGAGCCTGTACGGAATGTAAGGTATTGTGTCTGTTCCCATCATCAATTCTACTTGACTGATTGAGCCATTCATCCCTGCTATAACTATAATGTAAAGTAGGCCTGACACCCCTCCAACTATCAATAATCCTTTTAACACGGTCATCGTTTGCTTGTATATATTCTTCATCTCTAATCCAATGGTGATGTATGTCTAACACTAATGCTACATATTTTTCCAATTTAAGACTTTCGTCTAATCCCCAACACATTTCGTCATTCTCGATGGCGATTGTGTTCCGAGCTTCTGGGCTCAATTTATCTAGTATATTTATAATACCTTGATATCCTTGTCTACCAGATATATGTACATTACATTTAAAGTCCATAAACTCTTTACCAAATCCCATCCAACGTATCATGTTAGCATGATATTCGAACTCATCTATACTTCGCTCTACAACATCAGGGTTATCACTTGCAAGTACACAAAACTGTCCAGGATGGAAACTTACACGAACATCTTTTGCTCTGGCTAGTTCGCCTACTTTACTAAATCCTTTCTCTAGTTCATTTATAACTGTAGGGTCTTCAAATACATATCTCCATGTAGGCTCAGTTGCCATGGGTATCTGGTTGCTACCTAGTCTAACCATTCGCAAATTTTCAGGTAGTGTGCTCACATACTCTACAAGGTTGTAAGCACTCTGCATATTGTGTTCTACACAATCCAACAACTTCTGTTCTGCTTTTTCAGGATTGTTATTACACCACAGCCTTGTGGTAGATTTCTCAGTATACTTCTGCTGTTTTTCTTTAAGTATTTTAGGCTTCTGTGATTGATCCTCTTCCAGATACTTACAGCAAAATCCAATTCGTTTTATAGAGTCATCAAACATTGTTATTAAATATATCCATTGCTTTTTGTAAAGAGCTAGTATCTTGTTCTTCTTCCATTATATCAAGTGTAGAAGCATTTATACTCTTAATCATATTATAATTTAATTGTAGTAAATTGTCAAACTCTAATTTTAAAGGTTCTCTATCCCAATCTGTTATAGTTTTACCATCTTCAGAGAGATAGACTTTGTGTACAGAATATTGTACCTTACCTTTATTGGTTGTTTTAAATATTCTTAACTGTTCTTCCATGCTGGAAGTATAGCACAAATATAAAAATAGTCAATATAAGATAAATACTAATTGTAATTACAATCCAATCTCGGAGATTTAAATGGCTACAGTAAAAAAATATAATCTAGCAGGTGTGGGTGCTAATGTTGAACTTGGAAAACAAGGTTCGTATATTAGCGGAAATGCCAGTGCAGTCGGCTTTTACACGTCAGGTGATGCTTTACAAAAGATAGCAGTTGCAAATGCTACAGTAAGCACACAGGCAGTAACAAAAGCTCAATTAGATGATGCTGAAGCAAACTTATTACAACACGTTACAGTAGATGTTGACTACAATTCAGGTTCTGCCAACATTGCCAACGTAGCCTCAGGTTCAAGAATAGTGAGTGTCACAGTTGATATTCCTAGTCCTTGGGCATCAGGTGGTGCTGGTGATTATGTAGAAGTTGGAGACACAGGCAACTCTTCAAGATTTATTAGATCTGGTGACGTCGATGTAACTAAAACTGCTCAATATCATTCACAATATCAATATGAATATACTTCAACAGGTGTACTAACTTATAATATAGTAAATGGTGCCGCAAGTGCCGGTAACGCAACTATTAGTATTTTATTAGCAAGTGATAGTGTAAGTGTAACTGATTATGGTACAATTTCTGAATCACAAAACAGTAACAGTGATTTAGGTAACATTAGTTAATAGGAGTATAACATGGTAGATTCAGTAAAAAACTACGGCATTGCAGGTGTTGGTGCTAATGTTCAACTTGGTAAAAGTGGTGTAACTGTTGTAGGTAGCAATAGTGATCAAATTAGTTTTACAAATTCAAGTGATCAATTAGTCAACATAAACATTGCTGATGGTACTGATGGTACTCATGCCGCAACTAAAAGTCAATTTGACGGAATAGTTAGCCCTAAATTACAATACATTGATACCACAGTTAGTTATAACAGTGGAAATGTTTCATTAGGAACTACTTCATCTAACACATGGGTACATAGTGTAGTTGTTGAAAAAGATCCAGGTAACTGGACCGATTTTAACTCATCTACAGAAATTACTGTAGGTGACTCAGGTGATGTTGAAAGACTATTTTCAGGATTTGATCCAGAAGGAAGTCAAGTTAAAATTGAACCTAAGTATAAGTATACCAGTGAAAC